TGTTAATTTTAGCATAGGCAGCAGAATTTGTATAGCGGGATGATGCTCAAAGGCCGCTTAAAGAGATATTTATGTTGGCTGTTGATAGCCCGTGGCTTTGTAGTTGGCCTGTCCCGAGATCACCCCACGAACGCCACCAATGGGGTCAGCACAATCGCCATGACGTCTAGGGATGAGATGCACATGTGGATACATCACAGTTTGGCCAGCAGCCTGTCCCATGTTGATGCCCACATTGAATGCATCGCACTCACCAGCCTCAACCAGTTTCTCACCATGGTAGTAGGCCGACATAAAACAATCTCTAATCATAGAGGCGTTGTTGTACATGGGCACAAACAACAGGTGTCCACGTGTGACAGGATATCGATCTTGGAATACAGCCACATGAAAGTCGCTGAGTTCGTTGACTTTCAAATCCCAGGGTGCTACTCCAGCTTTTTGTGCTGATTCTAATGTTTCATATTTCATTTACTATCTTTCTTTTATTGCCATGTCTTTTGATATCCAGCGTAACACAGTGTATTCCTGCTGCCCAAAATTGTCTGTGCCTAAACAAAGAAACATGGCAGGTTATGCCCAAGGAATTTAAAAATTCAAACAGCACCGGGTGATTGTTGTTAAAAACAACATTGTGCGGATCGATCACTAATACATTACTGTCAAATGAAACTACCTGCTCATAACCTTTTGACTCGTCCAGCAACATATCAGTTTGGGCGGCAGGCATAGTTGGTTCACTACCGATATACTGTTCTATACAATGTATTTTTTTGTCACGCAAAGATGCTGGCACAAATGAATCATTGATACAAATCACTGTGTCATCATTGATCATAAAAAATCCATGATCTATGTGACCCCAGTTGTCCATTATGGTGCTGTTGTTGCTAATAATGGTGTTGCTGGGAAGATTCCTTTTCATCCATTCCAACCCTAGCTGACTACCTGGACCTTGCACGTTGGTTATTAACTTATCACCACATTTGAACATAGTAGCAGTGTGCCACAACAGTTGCTTGTGGTACAGTTTCTCGTACACCATTTTTCCTAAATTCAAATAATGATCCATCCATTTTTTAGAATCTGACAGTGTGCGTAAATTAGGAACTGGTTGGCTGATCCAGTTGTGTCCTTGATCAAACAGTGTTTTAAAGATATCATAGTAACTACGACTGTCTAGGAACCTATCAGTCATGCTGGTATATGTCTGATAAACTGTGTCCCCGTAGACCAAGTACTGATCTCTTGGCACAATAGGAGATATTGGGCAGTCCACAGAGAATGATCCTAAATTAACACTTTGCTGGTACTGGTACACTTTGGGTCGATGTACTTGTACACCTAACCTTTGTAGTAGTTGTGCTAAGTTGTCAAGATCTTGTTTGGTTTCAGCAAGTAGGGCGTTGAATGATTCCTGTAGCTCAGGCTCAACAAACCAATCAAGATCACCTGAAGCATAGCAGTCGCCTACTATGACTTCTTCCAGCGGGTCCCAATTGGTCCAAACACTCACTTGTTGGGATCCTCAGCCAAGCCACGCCACTGTGCAATACTGTCCTCGCTCCACTTTTGCCCGTCCCAGTCTGCATAAGTTGGAAATGGCCAGTGCGGGATTTTGTCGTCGGTAATTTGGTAGCGACCTTCACGCACAGGTGCAACATCAGCAGGAAACCATTCAGTTAACGGAGGCTCGAGCTTGTCAAGTTCTGCCGCTGGATCCCAGTCCGGTTCAGGAATGACATTGCCATCGGCATCCAGCACTGAGAACTCTTCACCAGTGTCTCGGTTCACCAACTTCAGCGGACCTTGAAAATGATACTCAGTATCATCGTTTGACCAGCCCAAGTCTTCCATGCCTTCATACCAGTTTTCGTCCCAGGCTGCTTCAATCTGTTCACGTTCTTCCGCTGACACAGAATCTGGGTATTCCCAATCGCTCCAGCAACCATCATCTAGGCTGTCCAGTTCCCAGTCATAGTCTGCTAGTTCATAGCCGTCGGGATTGCGCAAATCAATATCAGGCCGCTCGTTGCTTTCACAGTAGAAAGTGCCCCAGCGATAGCCTTCGATCTTTTTGATAGTGACACCATCCTTGTACCACAGTTGTACTTCGATGGCGTTCTTTTTGTATTCAGTTGACAGTTCCCACGTTGCCATGATCAGTCATCCAACGGCATTGCCAAGGCTTCTTTGATCACTTCAATGAGATCGGCTTCGGTGTTGCACATGACCTTGGCTGTTTTCCAATCGTTTTCTTTGTCACGACCGCCAACTTCCACCATGAATCCGTTATCATAACGATTGACGGTGAATGATTCGTTTACTTTGTCCAATTTGTTCAGTTTCTTTGCCATGATTTTTCCTTAAGTTAATTCTACTACTCGATATTTAGAAGCAGGATAGTGTTCCTGCAACCACTCCAACAGTCCTGGTTCCCAGGGCAGATTGATTTCGCCTGTGATGTTTGTGATGATCATCTTGGTGCAAACTCCTGTTGTAATTTAATATTGTCCATGAACTCTTTTTTCACACTGTCGTCGTCTTTGAATGCACCACGCAACACAGTGGTCTGTGTTAGGCTGCTATGTGCCATGATGCCGCGATTCTCACAGCAACCATGCACTGCTTGAATATACACACCCACATCCTTGGATGCAGTTGCAGCCATGATCTCGTTGGCAATGTCTATGCACAGTTCTTCCTGCAAAGTACCGCGCCTAGCGCACCACTGAGCAATACGAGTATACTTAGACAAACCAATAAGTTTTTGTGCAGCGATAATTCCGATGTAGGCAACACCACTAACAGGCTGATGATGATGACTGCACATACTACGTAACTCGCTACGCACCACCAACATGCCTTCATAACGGTCTGCTGAATCATTAGGGAATGCTGTTGCTTCTGGTGGGGGTTCATATCTACCTGCCATTATCTCGTTGTAGTACATTTTAGCAAGACGTCGGGCTGTGCCTTTTGAGTTGGGATCGTTTTCACGATCAATCAGCAATGCATCCAGCACTTTTTCAAATGCTTCAGTGGCTTCGTCGATCAGCGCACTTTTAATAGCAGGGGTAATGTATTCGCTGATGTTGTCTCCCGCCCAAAAGCGTCTTCCGCTTTGGTGCATCTTGTTACGAATAACCTGTGATAGGTTTTTACTAGTGTCAACGACTTCTTCATCGTTGCTTTCATATGCTTTGTTGTATACCATTTTTACTCCAATGTGTGATTGTACACTATTTAGATCGTGACGTCAAGTGGCCAAGGAATCAAACACTCGTATAGTATTGAAAACCTGGCGTCTGTTTGTTCGAAAGTATACAAGCAGTTGTTCAAAATTGGCCTCAAACCTTGGTTGTAGTTGTTGACGCAATGTCTGGCAATCTGCCAAACTGTATTGACTATTGAGTTGTCTGATTAGGTCAAATACAGATTGATGTCTTTGGGTTTCATCTTGAATGATATCATATTGATGATCACCGAGTATGTCATCAAACGTATCAAATCCCAATTCCCTTACATGTTTTACCAATCCTGGCACACCATACCATATGGGTATTTGATGTTGCATTATGGCCTTCCAAGTCTTTTCAGTAAGGAATACACTGCGCCACTGTGGCGTATTGGCGCAGTATTCAGTCTGACTACTGGTTTCAGCTGCAATGTTGAACAAACAAGAATGGAATTCAGGATTGGCAATGTCAAACTCCTTGACTCGATCCGTTAGTACACCATCTACCAGCAGTGGCAAATCTACGCCCACAACATCACGATACTGGTCAAGTCCATCCTGGGCACCACTGCCAAAACTCAATCTAACTGTGTCTAGTCCTATGTTGTCCAAAAAGAAACGTGCAAGTCTCGCTCGGTTTAACGAGGGCCTGCGTAACAAACACAAGAATTTACGATCAAGATCGATGTCAAAGTTATAGCGGAGTTGATCTAACTTGTATTCACTGCGATTGATCAGCCATGTGGTGAAACAAACTGCAGGATAAGGCAATTGATCAACATTTACGTGTGCATTGAATAACACCATAAATCGGTCTGCATGTGATTGTGACAGTATGCGAGTCAATGGCTCAATGTCGCCTGGACCAAATCCTTCATCCAGGAATGACAGTATAATTTTGCTTTGAGCAAACTCTTCAATACTGATACCGCTGCGAGCGCAATCTTTCACAATTTGGCTTGCACAATAATCTGGTGTATGTATTTTCTCCGTTTGATAATGCGAAGCACCATACTGCAACATTCCCGGCCTATTACGAACTATGCAACTCATTCAACTATGCGTATTTGTCTACAATCTGGATAAACAACCTCACGTGGAGGTCGGCTTTGATACTGACTCAACAGTTGTAATCCGCGCTCGGCTTCTTCGATTGTGGGCCGGTAGTGATAACCCACTCGAAACTCTTGTTGTGCAACCCAATGGCTCACAGTTAGATCACGCCCGTCATATCGCATGCGTAACAAGGCTTGGTATGCAGTTTCATCATCTAACAGTATAGCACCGCCGCGACCGATAGACAACGGCTTGTCGTACCCAAAGCTCACGCATTGCATTTGTCCGGCACGATACATATTGGATTCTAGTCTACGTGCGCTATCCCAAATTCTGGTTTTTCTAAATCGATATTCTCCAACCCATTGGGCAGGGTCGCCAACTTCGTATACATATTTGATTCCTAGTTTGTGCATGAGCATAGGTATGCTTAAATATGTATATGGAGTAAATGCACAGAACTCAACGCGATCATATCGCATGCATAGTTCAATAGCATGTGTGCAACAATCAGTCATGATTGCATGTGGCGCACCAGTAAACTGGGCCAGTGCAGTTTCAAACGCTAGGATTTTATCGAACATATTTTAAATCTGTTAAAAAATTATAAATTTTATCAGCTACAATTTGATGTCCTTCTTCAAGGAAGTGTAATCGAGGCCCAGCTGGCGTCCCAACCGTCCATTCTTGCATAGATTCTTTTGGCCATCCTAAAAATGGTCTAGTATCAATTTTGTCTATTAGGTCTTTGTTTTTTTCATCAGATCTAGCAGGTGATTTGTGATTAATAATCGCATCTAGCATTACATATTTTTTGTTATGGTATGTTAAGTAACTTTGTGTCAAAATTATCTGTACAAGATATTGTTGTCGATACAAATATTCGTCAACATGATGACGGTTAATATAATCAATTAACGTACCTCGAAATTTAGTAGATTCATCTGGAATTCGATATTGATTTTTACTTGCACCGGGTAGAGTGTCCCAAACACCACATTCGTCGGCAATTTCTATACGATCAAATCCGCTCCAGGCAATAACAACTAAATCGTAATTGTCCACTGGTTCCTCAACCAATGAACGAACCATTTTAATATTCCCACTAGCACAAACACCTCGATTAATAATCCCATAATTTAATTTGTCAGCTAACAGATTACCCCAACATTTAGTGCGGTCGGCTAACTCATCACCGTAGGTAAAACTATCACCTATTACTAGTAAATTTTTTATCATTTTTAATCTACCCAATTAAGTTGAACAATTTCAAGATCTAAATTATTAGATGGTTTTTCAGTTGATGTAAAAACAAGCATTGATGGATCCTGCATCACTGTGCCGGTGTTATGATGCTTCCATCCAAAAAAGTTATCAGGCACATAATCATCAAATGCTGCGGTGTTGAACAAATTATCACTAATAAATTTTTGATCACCTATATTCGGCTGCTGCTCAGTCCAGTTACTATATTTTTTTACAATATGGTCTCTGTCATTGACGTAATGGTTATACAACACACTATAATCACCATTCCAGTACACAACTGAACTATTCAACACATATTTGTAAGATTGTTTTCCAGTGGCAGTATCAGATTGTACATTGTAAGGCTCTTTAGGCATCAACACTAGATCTTGTGGTAAATTTTTTATTACCTCTGTCAGATCTTTGCATATAACAACATCTAGGTCAATGTACAAGCATGGTCCAGTAAACAACCCGGACCGAAACATATCTAATTTGTTCCACCAACCCCAGGAATCAGTGGTCAGTGGAATAACACGGTAGTTGCATTGCTGTTGGCTTAAATCATTACTCAAGCATACAAATTCAAATGGTAAATGAAGATTGCGATTAATTGCACTGTACAGTCGATCTACCCACATTTTAGAATACACTGGCCGTTTCCAGTTAGTTGGGTCAATGGTGCATACACAAATTATCGTTAACATCATGCACTCAAATGATCATGTTTGATCTCGTGTAAGTGCGATTGTCCTAATTTATCGGCCATGGTATTTTTTAGATGTATGCGTTTGTTGTTCCAATCTCGTATTTCAATGGCTCTGCGACCAATTTCTTCAAGTGTCAATTGATGTTCCGTACCAGATTTTAATTCTTTTTCCAATGACCAAATTTCATTATGTATTTGATACAGAACCTCTAGTTCTTGTTGTACTAAATTAAGATCGTAATTGATTAGTTGATGTTGATAAAATGACAACTCTTCTTGATTTTTAGAAGTCTTTGTAAATTTGAGTTTGGCAATGCAGTACCTGTCAACCAGTTCAATAATAGGAAATATTGGAGTCATACAAACAATGTTTCCATGGTCATTGGATTGTCTAGTGCGTTTTGTATTTGAATATTATTTATATTAGGCCTGCAAGGTTGACAAAACTCAACACGAGTTTGATTATAAATTTCATAATGTCGTTGATTTAACCAAGCATCTCTGAAATCATCTTGATCCCAATTTGCAAGTTCAAATTGTGGATTACCTTTGCCTTCACAACAAGTATATATTTTTCCATCAGCACAAAACACAGGAAACTGAAACATTTGGTGGCATTTTTTGTAGTTACGTGGCAGTGTTTTATTTGTGTTGATATGATACAGCACTTGGTGTTGATCACTTAACTCAGTTATTAACGCAATGGTTTCTTCTGTGATCAAGTGTGCTTGATTATTCACAATAACCGGCCGGAAATAAATTTTCCGACCACCTACCCGTTTAACCAACACAAATAGATCATTCATGGCCTCAATGTTGTCATTCAAGGGATTGAGCAAACATTTGAAATCTACATTCACCCCAGCCTCAATTAAATTACGTGCATTGTCAATTACTTGATCAAACAAACTTTCTTTGGTAAGACTACGTCTAATTTGTTCATACAAGTACTTGGTGCCAGCATCAATGTCTATACCAATCCAAGAAATTTTACGTAGTTTTTCAACAGCGACATTGTCAAGCAAACAATTCAAGTTGCTGCCATTGGTGGTGATGCTGGTTAAAAACCCCAAATCAACAGTATGTTCGATCACACGCTCATAGTTGGTCAACACAGTTGGTTCGCCGCCACCGGGATAGGTAATAGTATGCAAACTTCCATAACTGCGTGGACTGTGTTCTCGCCATGTGACCAATTGATCTAACAAGGTAATGTATTCTGTGTATTTCTTTTGCACAGGTTGCGCACGACGAAACTCAGCTGAATTGCAATAGTAACAATCTTGATTGCACACATTGGTCAGATCAATATCTACCTGAGCAGGTATAATCTTCATGACATTTTGATTCTGCATCCAATGCGCTATTTCAGCATGGTTATACATGATGTGATTTTGTCTCTATATTGAGTACCAAATTCTTCGTTAAAGAATTTTTCAGCATTGTTTATTCTACGTTGTTTTGTGTTGTTGTAAATTTCTGCAATATCTTGATCAAGCAAATCTTCGATCACCTGATGAATTTTTTGCAATCTCACCTGCCAATTGGGTTCTGAATCATAATACTTATGGTCAATTAAATCATCAAACGTGTCAACTCCAAGATCTCTGAGATGAGCAACAATATGTTGATATCCTGCAACTAAAAATAGTTGTGCAGCAGCTATAGGTTGCCAGGTTTTTTCTGTCATGTAACAACTTCCCATATCAGTTTCTGTTACCAAATTAATATAACTGTCATAATGAGCTGGGTGATACCATTGGTTCCCATGTCCGGCTTTGGCACTATGTCTCAATGGAAACTGATGTTTAATACTGTCCCATTTTTGTGTTATGTTGAATTGTTCTAATTCTGATTTAACCAATTGACCCCATGCATCATCTTCAGCAGGCTGATCTGAGTACAATGTAATTACAAAATCACTTAGATCAAATCGTTCTTTTAGCAACATGTAATTGTAAATTCGGTGCCATCTGGTGTGCCCATTTAAACAAGATATTTTGTATTTTTTAGGTAACTGTTCTGTGTGTATTCTATACGTAGGGGTCCACATGTTTTTTAAAACATAGCAATGATATGGATAGTAAATCATTGACGGCCTATTGATAGTAGGATCATAAGTTAATTGTATAAAATTTACTCCAGCCTCAGTTAACATTTCATACAATGCAAAATGATCCATACGCTCTTTGCTAAAATCTGCAATGATTAGCGAATACTTTTTTAAATCAATTAATAATGATATAATTAAATTTTTTAACCTTAAAAAATCTTCAAGGGTAGTCCATAGTGGCAAGTAGTTGAAATAAAAGATTGTGTGTTGTCCGATATTGTAGATTCGACCTTGATCAATGTCAATGTCAACGTTTGTTAACGCGACCATGTCCTCAAACAGTTGTCTAACATCACTCACTTGTTATACCAGTTCCAAGCATGTTGAATCATATCATCCAAGGTGTGATGGAGCCAGGCGCCTGCAACAATGCCAAACTTGGCAGCACTGGCTGTGAGCTGTGGTGGATCTCCTGGTCTAGCTGCACCCATTACCACTTTTAATTTCCGCCCAGTTACACGTTCGGCAGCAGAAATGATTTCTCTGTTGCTGACGCCGTTATTGCTGCCCAAATTGTACACGCCGGCGGGAATGTCATGATAGATTGCCAGGCTGTGTGCTCGTGCTATGTCTTCCACGTGAACGTAATCACGAATGCAAGAGCCATCCGGAGTTGGGAAGTCTACACCATTTAGGGTGAATTCCGCATCATCTCTAATGGCTTCCATTACTCTGGCAATGATATGAGTGGCACCGGGTGCTTGTCCATGGCGTCCCTGAGGATCAGCACCACAAGCATTGAAATATCGAAAACTCACATAGTTGAGACCATATGCACGATGATACGATTCCAACATCATGTCTATCATGAGTTTGCTTTGCCCATATGGCGACACCGGCTCAGCTGGATCAACTTCGTGTATAGGCAACATCACAGGCTCACCATAAGTGGCAGCACTGCTTGAGTACACAAACTTGGTTCTTGGCATGGCTCGGCGAACGATTTCCAACAACTCAAATGTGTTTGTAACATTGTTGCGATAATATTCGGAAGGATCAGTCATGCTGGGCCCAACCAAGCTGGTGCCTGCACAATGCACAATGGCATCTGGACGTTCTAGTACAATGGTACTGAGTGCCAGTGTGCTGGCAAAGTCTTCCTGTACAAATTTATCACACACACTGTTAAGGTGTGGGGGTAGTGGCTGGCGATCAATACCAATCACACGATGACCCGCATCCTTTAATACTAGCGCAGTTTGACCACCAATGTAGCCTGAAACGCCTGTTATTACTATAGTTTTTTTTATTTGTCTAATGTTCATAATTTATTTGCTGCTATCCATGTTGCATGATTGACATTAGTTTCTTCTTTATTGATTGGTAATTTAAGAAAATAAGACAACTTATCTAATACTGCGTCGATTTCTTTTGTAAACCAATCTGATATTGATATATTCATAATATGTTCCATTGGTGTTTGAAAATACCAATAATACATAAATGGTTCATATAAAAACACTTGTTCTTGGTCAAAATAGCCTTTGTCAGGAAATGACTCGTGTTTGAGAGTCTGCCGACGAGCTGACAACAACATTCGATCTTCTGTGGAATCTGGAGATAAAATAATAAATTTTTTATCAGTTATACTTCTAATTTGATTTTGAAAACTCATTATCTCACCAAAATGACCGTGTAATATATGAGTTTGATCTTGATTCGCAACTGCTTCTTCGACTGCTTGAAGTTGTAAATTGCCCCCAATTTTTTGATGGACTGTGGGTTTGAATTTTTTATATAATTTTACAATTTGATCAGAATCAACATAGCATGAAGCTACCACATTCCTTAAATGATTTCCACCGGACGCCGGCGGAAATACCACAATTATTGCGGGCATTACTCGTTAACCTTTACCACATGATATTTTGCTTCAGCCACGTGATCACGGTATCTCGCACCTGCCCTGTTCCAACGCTCACCAAGACCAAGCAGTATATCAACCACACGGTCAACAGTGCCATTGTTCCAGTTAGATATGAGACCCATGTTGTGATGAGGTTCTTGCAAGAGATTTTGCAGTTTATGATATGCATCATCAATGCTCCACGGAATGTACAGTCTGTTGGGATCGTTAGCAAAGGTTTCGGGGAATGACCGGTATGCTGGATATAGCACATTGCAGCCGACAGTGTCAGCCTCACTGACTGTATTGCTGACCCAATCTTGTAACGCACAATTAAAAAGAACACGAGTATTGTTAAGATGAGCATAGTATTCGTTCTTGGTGATGTTGTCGTAGA